ACAGAGTACTTTCGCAATCAGCGCACCATGCTGTCTGCAGAGCAGTGGGAATCTGAGTTCCAGCAACAGCCCTTTGAGGCGAAAGGCCTGATGTTTCCGAAGGATCAGCTGAACTACTACTACGAGCTGCCTGTGGACAAGGAGCCGGATACGGTTACGTTTGTGTGCGATACTGCGGAGGATGGGTCTGACTTTCTGGCTATGCCGATAGCCAGAGTATACGGCGATGAGGTGTATATCGATGCTGTCGTGTTTGATGACAGTCCTGCGATGGTCACCAAGCCTGAGTGCGCGAAAGCGATTATAGAAAACCACGCCGCTTCCGGGACGTTTGAGTCCAACAACGCCGGATCGTATTTTGCAAAAGACGTGCAGGAACTGCTGATTGCACAGGGATATAAGTGCGGCATCCGTCTGAAGCGCAGCATCAGCAACAAGCAGACACGTATCGAGTTTGCCTCAGACAACATCATCAAGCATTTCTGGTTCCGGCATCCGTCCACCTACGAGAGGGGCGGTCAGTACGACCAGTTCATGAAGCAGGTCACGACTCACACACGATCTGGGAAGGTGGAGCACGATGACGCTCCCGACTCTCTGGCGATGCTGGAAAACGAGCTGCGGAGTGTGCTTGTGCCGCCTGTCGAAGTGTTCCGCAGGCCTTTTTAGATTCCAATGCTCTATATGTTGTATAAGTACTTGAAAAGGATTGGAATCTGTGCTATGATACATAGTGAAGGATTAGGATTCCTTATTTTCGGCAGAGAGGAGGTACGGCGATGGGAGAGATCTTACTGCACGGACGAAGAGTTATCTATACGAATACGGACGAGATTACTCGCGGCAATATCCTGCAGGTACTGTCCGATGCCATCCCTGTACACAACCTGAATGCCGGAGAGATCCGATATCTCTGGGATTACTACAAGGGCAAGCAGCCCATCGAGGAGCGGACGAAAGATGTGCGGCCTGAGATCAACAACAAGCTGGTCGTAAATCGTGCGTTTGAGATCGTGTCCTTCAAGACAGGCTACCTCATGGGAGAGCCTGTGCAGTACACAGCCAGAGGTGAAAACATCGAGGAAGTGGCGAGCGCCATCAACGAACTGAACGACTACATGTTCGCGGAAGAGAAGGCATCTCGTGACCGGGAACTGGCTGACTGGTTCCATATCTGCGGCACTTCCTACCGCATGGTTCTTCCCGATGAAGAGGACGAGGACGATGAAGCGCCGTTCGACATCTTTACCCTGGATCCCTGGTGTACCTTCGTGATCTACCTCAATTCGCCTGCAAAAACCCCGGTACTGGGTGTGACTTATCTGAAGGATGAGGACGGCAGGATCATATATAGCTGTTACTCACGCGACCGATTCTTCCGGGTAGCGGATTGTGTGGAGATCTTAGAGGAACGCGAACTGGTGACAGGCGGCATCCCGATCGTGGAGTATCCGCTGAACACTGCTCGTCTGGGAGCGTTTGAACTTGTACTGGCACTGCTGGATGCTATCAATACAGTTGGTAGTAACCGTATAGACGGAGTGGAGCAGTTCGTACAGGCACTGATGCTCTTCCACAATACAGACATCAGCAATGAGGAATTCAAGACTCTGCGCGAGGAAGGCGCACTGCGGTTCCGGGATATCGATCCTCAGATGAAGGCCGAGATCTCGTACCTCATCAGCAATTTGGATCAGAGCCAGACGCAGACGCTTGTGGACGATCTCTACGAAGACATCCTGACGATCACAGGCATGCCGAACCGCAACGGCGGGAGTTCCACATCGGACACAGGAACGGCTGTCGTGTACAGAGACGGATGGTCTGCGGCAGAGACGAGAGCGAAGGACTCGGAACTGATGTTCAAGCAGTCCGAGAAGCGGTTCCTGCGGATTGTGCTCAACATCTGCTCACGCTTCCGAGGCATGAATTTGGGACTGCGGAATGTCGAGATCCAGTTTACCAGACGGAACTACGAAGCGATCACGGAGAAGGCGAACGTACTCACACAGCTGCTGAACAACAGCAAGGTGCATCCGAGACTGGCCTTCGAACACAGCGGACTGTTTGTGGATCCCGATCTGGCTTACAGTCAGAGCATGGAGTACTACGAGGAGCAGCAGGAAAAATTGCGGGAGACCTCAGAGGAGGTTATAGAGAATGACACCAGTAATCGGCAAGGAGACGGTAACGGTGATCGAGAGGATCCTGAAACAGGGGAATCAGGCCGAGATTAAGATCGAGGAAGGGAAGATCACCGTAGTCGAGATTCGGCGTAAGCTGAAGCATAAGGATTACCACTAAGACATACTCATTTCATAGTTTGTCCTCCTTTCATATTTACCCGGAACAAGTGGTTCCGGGTAGCCCAAAGGGGCTGTGTTGCCATGACACAGTCCCTTTTGGTGTTTTTAGGAGGAATATATGGACCTTGAACGTACACAGCTTGAATTCGATGAGATCCACTCCCTGGTGGAAGCATCCATCCGGGAGGCCGGGAGCAGGATGCCTGCTGGCGAGGATCAGCTGGCGGCTACGCCAGAGGAAGACATCCTGGACGATCTGCTGTCACTGCTGATACTGGCATACACCAGAGGAAACCGGGACGTAAATGAGATGCTCTCCGGGGCGATCCCTGTAGACACCGACTCGATGTACGGTGCGATCTATTACATGATCGGCGGGAAGACCTTTGAGGACCGGGCGAGAACGCATATCAGGAACGAGGATCCTGGAATGCTGATCGATCTGGCTGAGAGCGAGTACCACAGGGTGTACGAAGCCGGAAGCTACGATACCGCTCTGGGATATGACGGAAGTGTCAGCAAGACATGGGTGACCATGTTGGACAATCGGGTCAGGGAGACGCACGACTTTCTGGAAGGCGTGACAGTTCCTGTGGGAGAGCGGTTCTACACCTATGATGGGGACTCCGCACTGTTTCCGGGAGGGTTCGAACTGGCAGAGAATAACTGTGGATGTAGGTGTGTGCTTATGTACACAAGGACATAAACAATCGTCAGGGAAGACGTTAATCGCACTACTCAGACAAGAGGATAAAACAGACAGACCGTCAGGGAAGACGTTAATCGCAAGGAGAGGCTAATGAGTTTCTTATCTGATTTGCTCGGTACTGCCTATAAAGAAGGCATGACTGAGGAGGAAATTTCGAACGCGTTGCAGACAGCAAAGGTGGGCATCCAGACGGAGCCTGCCCCGGACATCACCAAGCTGAAGGAGTTACTGTCACGTGCGAATGGCGAGGCCGCTGATTACAAGAAAAAGCTGCGCGAGAAGCAGACTGATGCTGAAGCGGCAGAGCAGGAACGCAAGGCAGAGCAGGAAAGATTGCTTCAGGAAAACAAGGACCTTAAGCGATCCATTGCCCTGTCGGAACGTAAGTCCAAGCTTATCGGTTTAGGCTATACCGAAGATCTGGCTACCGAGACGGCTACGGCAATGGTGGACGGCGATCTGGATAAGGTGATCGCAAACCAGAGCGCATTTCTGGCATCCATGAAGCAGGAGATCCTGAAGGATCAGATGCGGCAGACTCCCCGACCGGGAGCCGGAGCAGGAAACGCTGGTGTCGATTACGACAAGAAGATCTCCGAGGCCAGAGTGAGTGGTGATAACGCCGCTGTCGCATATTACACCCGCCTGCAGGCACAGGCCGAGCAGAGCGGCGAATAATAAGGAGATATAGCTATGGCAGTAGCACAGAGTTTTGGAGTACTGAACTACTCCGGGATGCTTTTCAACAAAGGTAACACGAACACTCCCCTGTCTTCCATCATCGGCGGCAGGACGAAGACTACCGATCATGTCGAATTCGTGACTGGTCAGGAGTATACCTCCGGCGGCGGCGCACAGCCTGCGATCTCTGAGACCGCTTCCCTGACCGCTCCGGCTCCGACTTCCATCACGAGAGTGCAGAAGACCAACGTCACCCAGATCTTCCATGAGGCTGTTGGCGTATCCTACGCGAAGATGTCCAACATGGGTACTCTGTCTGGCGTGAACATTGCGAATCAGACCGCGAATCCGATCAGCGAACTGGACTTTCAGGTGGCGGCTCGGATGCAGAAGGTCAATGCTGATATCGAGTACACCTTCATCAACGGCACTTACAACAAGGCTACCACTGATGCGACCGTGAACAAGACCAGAGGTCTGGTTGAGGCGATCACCACGAACGCTGTTCCGATGGCTTCCGCTCCTCTGGGCGTGTGGGATGTCGCGCAGGGCGTGAAGAAGATCTCCGATGGCTACGCTCCGACTACTGGTCTGGCGCTGTGGTGCGATTCCACCACCATGATGCAGATCAACGCGGACGCTGCCGCGAACGGCCTGACTATCGTGCCGAACGCTCGTGAGATTAACGGCATCCGGCTGAACAGCCTGATCACTCCTCTCGGCGAGGTTTATCTGTATCTCGGTCAGTACCTGCCTGCAGGCACTGCTCTGCTGCTGAATCTGGATGTGATCGCGCCTGTGATCCAGCCTGTTCCGGGCAAGGGCAACTTCTTCCTTGAGGAACTGGCGAAGACTGGTGCTGGCTCCACTTATCAGCTGTTTGGTCAGATCGGTCTGGATCACGGTCCTGAGTGGTATCACGCTAAGTTTACTGGCATCAGCACCACCTTCACCGCGCCGACTTACTCCAAGTCCGTGTACATTGCTGGTGGTACTCTGGACACCACGCCGTAACTAATCTGACGAAAGGAGGCGGTCAGGATGACATCGGAAGAGTTACTCGATCTTGTCAGTAGCATGGTGGAAGAGTCGGACGAAGACATTCTGACCGCCTACATCGGACAGGCAGGAGACATAGTCCTGAGACACGCATATCCGTTTGATGACACTCAGACGGAAGTGCCTGCCAAATATCACAGGACGCAAGCGGACATCGCAGTGTACCTGATCAACAAGCGCGGAGCGGAGGGCGAATCCAGTCATACGGAAAACGGCATCAGCCGCAGATATGAAGACGGAGGGATTCCCTCCACTCTGCTCAGACGCATCATCCCTATGGCCGGGACACTGTCGGGCGGTGATAGTGCATGAAGCTGCAGAAACGGAACTGTAGGACAGTGTACTACTGCCAGTTCGTGCGGAAGACCCCGATTATGGACGATGACGGATACGAGACAGGCGAGTTTACGGTGACGTATACCGATCCTGTTCCGATTGAGGTCAATGTATCCCCGGCTACCGGGACGGCGCAGATGATGATGTTTGGCACGTTCATCAACTACGACAAGGTGCTTCTTACAGACGATATGGATTGTCCGATCACTGAGGACAGCGTCCTGTTTGTGGACAAAGCACCAGAGTACGATGCGAAGGGACAGCCCAAATACGACTATTCTGTCAAGCGTGTTGCGAAGAGCATCAACGTGATCAGCATAGCCCTCCGGGAGGCGAAGGTGTCGTGAGCAAGGTCATAACACTGCGGCTCAACCGGGCATCCATCGAGAAGGCCATTCAGGAACTGAAGGCCTATCAGAAATGGTTGAAGGAAGGCGTTCAGCAGTTGGTCGAGGAGATGGCGAAAGAGGGCGTAAACATCGCGAGCGTTAAGTTCTCTCAGGCACAATATGACGGCACAAACGATGTGCAAGTTACCTACACGACCAGAGGACAAGGCACTGCTGTTGTACATGCCGGCGGCAACGCCGTGCTGTTCATCGAGTTTGGTACAGGCATCAGGTATCCAGACAACCATCCAGAGGCGGCGGCTAACGGAATGGTTCGCGGAGAGTACGGCTACGGTCTGGGTAAGCTGAAAGGTGGTTGGCACTATGACGGCGATCCTGGGACGAACGGCGAGGTCGTTCAGACCGGGAAACATGCCGGAAGAGTCCACACCTTCGGTAACCCGGCAAACATGCCGATGTACCTGACGGAGAGGGAACTGGAGACGAAGTTCTCCGATATTGCGAGGAGGGTGTTCAGCCATGATTGATGTGGAAAATGAGGTCTACACAATGGTCGCACAGTCTCTTCGTGGTCAATTTCCGGGAATTGACGTAGCAAGCGATTATGTTGACGCACCTGCCGATTTACCCCACGTATCCATCTACATGGCTGACAATTACACTCCCATCCGGGAGCAGACTGGAAGCGCAAAAGAGGACTATGTGGTAATGACGTTTCAGGTCGATGTCTACTCCAACAAGGTGGACGGCAAAAAGACCGAAGCGAAGAAGATTGCGAATCATATATCCGACCTGCTTCACGCTCACAATTTCATCAGGACTTCTCAGAGTCCGATGCCAAATTTGAGAGAAGCAGGCATTTATCGAATCACAGCCAGATACCGCGTAGGGTCTGACGGTGAGCACTTTTACAGGAGGTAACCAACATGGCTACGAGTACTTATCTTACTTTCCTGATGCACGGAACCGGGACTAGCACTATTACCTATGAGAAACTGCTCGACATCAAAGAGTTCCCCGATCTGGGCGGCGCACCTGAGATGCTCGATGCGACTACCCTGACCAACAAGGGTCGTGTGTATATCCCCGGCATTCAGGAGAATGAAGCACTGACCTTTACCACCAACTACGATCCGACCGAGTACGCTGCGCTTGTCGCGCTGGCTAATCAGGACGAGGCGTATGCTGTGTGGTTTGGCGGCACGGAAGGCGCTGGCGGCGCGGATCCTACTCCGACTGGTGCTCTGGGCAAGTTCTCTTTCAGAGGAATGCTGTCCGTGTTCGTCTCCGGCGGCGGCGTGAACGAAGTGCGTGATATGACCATCACCATCGCTCCGTCCACCGACATCACTTTCTCGGCAGGAACCTGATCATAAGCACATAAGGAGTTTACGCAATGGCGAAACAGATCAAATTTACGTTCGAAGGAACCGATTACTGTCTGGAGTATACCAGACGCACGATTCGTGAGATGGAGAGTGAGGGCTTTAATTCCAACGAGATCGATGGTAAGCCCATGACGATGATCCCCATGCTGATTGCGGGAGCGTTCAAAAAGAACCACCGCTTCGTCAATGCGGACAAGATCGACCGAATCTACCGAGCTATTCCCCGGAAGGAAGAATTCGTGAGGAAGCTGGTTGAGATGTACAACGAGCCTCTCAACACTCTGATCGAAGACCCGGAGGAAGGCGAGGGAAACGTGGAGTGGGAGGCGAACGACTAAGCGAGTCTCCCAAACAGTCTGAGCCTGATGCGGGCGGGCAACCTAGCCCGCCCGCTTCTTCTTCTTTTCGGATGACAGATGTGTTTGAGCGGGAGTGCGGGTTTTACCTGCACATCGGCATGAGCGCATCTGAGTATTGGGACGGAGATCCCTGTGCGGTCAGGTGGTATCGTGACAAGTATCTCTTTGATATCGAGAAGGTAAATCACGATGCATGGCTTCAGGGGATGTACATCTATGAGGCATTACTACTGGCCTCACCTGCCGTCAGACCATTCGTCAAACATCCGAAACCGGGCGAGTATCCCGACAAGCCGTATCCGATCACAGAGCGGATGCGGAAGAAGGATACGGAAAAACAAAAACGTGACCAGATGCAGGTCGCATTCACGGCCTTTAAGGCGAAGGTGGATGCCATGAACAATAATAAGAAGCGAGGAGGTGAGGTAAAGGATGGCGGTTGAGTTAGAGGGTCTTGAGTTTAGAGTCGTAGGTGTAGGAGCGGACGAATCTGCCCAGTCTCTGGAATCTATGGCTAAATCCCTGACTGCGTTGAAGTCGGCGATCCCGACTAAAGCGAAGCTGTCTGGCTTTGTCGCGAACCTTACGGCGATTAAGAACGCCACCTCCGGGATTGAGGCTAACACAAAAGCACTGTCAGAACTGGGATCGGCATTACGCTCTCTAAGCAGTGCGAAGGTCTCTCCGAACATCGCGAAGAATCTGAACGAGATCAGCTTCGCCGGACACATCATCACCGATGAGTCGATCACTCGCATTCAGTCACTCGCAGACGCACTGAGCGGCTTACAGGGGATCGGAAACATCAAGATCAATGTGCCGCAGGCCTCTGTGACAGGTGGCGCGGAAGGGCAGGACAATCCGTTCGAAGCGTGGACGGATGTGGAGCCAGAGGAGAGAGGAAGTCGGCTTGCGGTATTTCTTGAAACGATCAAGACAGGATTTCAGGGAGTCGCTGGCGCAGCTATTACCGCAGGGAGCGCTGTTGTCGAATTTCTCGCAAAGGCTGACCAGATGTCTCACGGTGCTCTCAGCGGCTTTCTCAAGCTGCCGGGATTCTTTGCGAAAGACATGGTCGGTGGCATCAAGAAAGCAACAGGTGCTGTTGGCGGTCTGTTTGCAGGCCTGCAGAGAATTGCCATGTATCGTCTGCTCCGTACGGCGATTAAGCTGTTTACCGAGGGCTTGACTACAGGCTTGAAAAACCTGTACGGCTACTCCGAATTGGTAGGAACTTCCTTCCATAAGAATATGGATCTGATTGCCACCAACGCACTGTATGTGAAAAACTCTCTGGGCGCGATGGTCGCACCGCTGATCAATGCGATTGCCCCGGCAGTGGACTTTGTGACACAGAAGTTCGTAGACCTCTTCAACGTGGTCAATATGTTCATAGCCAGACTCACTGGCGCGGAGACTACGACCATTGCGAAGAAGACCTTTGATTCTTGGGGAGACGATGCGGACAAGTCTGCCGGAAAGGTGAAAGACGCTGTCGATAAGATCAAGCGTACGATTCTGGGCTTTGATGAACTGAACGTACTGAACGGTCCTAACGAAGACAGCGGCGGTTCTGGATCCGGGAGCGGGAGCGGTGGAGCGGATGTCGGCAGCATGTTCGAACAGGTTCCCATCGAGTCTTCCATCTCTGACTTCGCTGACCGTATCAAGGAAGCGTTTGAGCGCGGTGCGTGGAGTGAGGTAGGCACGATCATCGGCGCGAAGGTGAACGATGTAGTAGATATGATTCCATGGGGCGATATCGGTACGAAGATCGGAACAGGCATCACTGCCGCAATCCAGATCGCATACGCCGCACTCAGTGAGATCGACTTTGTGAACATCGGTTCTAAGTTCGCCACTCTCTTCAATAATGCTCTGACCGCTCTCGATATGGAGACGCTCGGCAAGCTGATGGTCAAGAAGTTCACCGTACTGGGAGATCTGATCATCGGAGCGATCACCACCGTGAACTGGGGGCAGGTCGCATCTAAGGCCAGTGACTTTGTGATCGGAGTCTTCTCGGAAATCAGCAAGTGGCTTCAGAGCGTGAAGTGGGGAGATTTTACCACCAGCCTGTACGAGAGCCTGAAGTCCGCGATAGCTAATGTCAAATTCGGAGACATAGCAAGTGCCATCTTCGGCGCTATCGGATCTGCCATCGGAGCAGCAGCGTCTATTGTGCTGACGCTCGGTAAAGACATCGTTGGAGACATCGCAGACGCGATTGGGAAAGCGATAGACGGTATCACATCTCTCGGTAGCAACGGCGAAAGCATCATTGAGGGCGTGTTCAACGGCATGAAGAACTTCATCGTTGGCATCGGAACGTGGCTGAAGACCAACATCTTTGATCCTCTGGTGGATGGCTTCAAGAAGACCTTCCAGATCGGTTCTCCATCGAAAGCACCTGCCATTCTGGATATCGGCAAGAACATCATGCTCGGTCTGCTGAACGGCATCCTCTCTGGTTTGGGAGATATTGCTTCTTGGCTGAAGACCAACATCGTGGACAAGATCACGGACGCGTGGGGTAAATTCTGGAAAGAC